GTCTCTTAGGAGGCTGGCCCTTCAGCTTACTTAACGGTAGGATAACTCTATGGCTACTTACGTATCGCTAGTTAATGAATTACTAAGACGCATGAATGAAGTCACACTTGATACAGCAGGTGATGGCTTTGATACCGTGCGCAACGTTCAAGCTCTAGCTAAGGATGCAATTAATAGTAGCATTAGACTTATTCTACAGACGGGTCAAGAGTGGCCCTTCCTAAAGACTACCTACACACAAACTCTTACTGCTGGTACACGTCAGTACAACTTCCCTGCAGACTACTCAAGTGTAGACTGGGATACTTTCTACATTAAGAAACTGGCGTCAGAGCAGAACGGTCCTCGCCGCTTGAAGGCTATCTCTTATGAGGATTACATTCAGAACTATAGATCTTCTGACGATAGCGGTGATACAGTAAACGGTGAGTCGGCTCCCTCTGTTGTGTATCAGACTTATGGGGAGCAGTTTGGTGTTACTCCTGTACCTAATGCTGCGTATGAGATTGAGTACGTATACTGGTCTTTCCCTAGTGACCTTACAGTTTATAATGACGTGGCAATTATCCCTGATCGTTTTAAGCACGTATTGATTGACGGTGCTATGATGTTTATGATGCGCTTCCGTAGCAATGAACAGAGCGCAGCAATGCACCAGAATAACTTTGAGGATGGCATTAAGTCTATGCGCCGTGTCTTAATGGATGATGCTATTGAGATCCGCTCTACAGTAGTTACACGAGGTAACACTACCTCATTTAATGGCAAGTTCTAATGGCTGATAATCTAGCCTCCTTTAAAGTCTTCTGCCAAGGCGGTCTTAACACCAGCCGTGATGTGTTATCACAGGGTGAGACACAGCCGGGTTCAGCTATCTCGTTGATTAACTACGAGCCTGCTGTTACTGGTGGCTACCGTAAGATCAGTGGCTACAGCAATGACTATGGTACTGTACCTGGCTTTGGTAACGTGTTGGGTGTATGTGTAGCTAATGGTGTTAACGATGGCATCCTAGCTGCACGGTATGACACAGGAAGTACCAACTATCTGTACTACTGGGATACTGCTACATCTGCTTGGGTTACTATTACTACACCTGCCTCAGTAGACGTATCGACTTACCCTAAAGTACGCTTCACTAAGTACAACTGGGGTTATGACGAAGTAATCATCACGGATGGCGTTAACCCTGCTGCAGTCTACACAGGTACAACCTACACACAGATTACTGACGCTAATGCGCCCAGCGCACCTAAAGTAGCTCACGTATTTAAGAATCACATGTTCCTTGCCTCTGACGCAACAGAACGTACTAACATCTGGTTCTCTGCTCCTTATGATGAGTATAACTATGACCCTGCTGACGGTGCAGGTGTTATCAACGTAGGCTTCCCTATTGTAGCTATCAAGTCTTTCCGTGATGCGTTGTACATCTTTGGTACTAACAATATCCGTAAGCTTGTAGGCAACAACATCTCAGACTTTGTAGTACAGGAAGTTACGGATGACTTGGGTTGCCTTGCTACAGATAGTGTAGTTGAGATTGGTGGGGACTTGCTGTTCCTCTCTCAAGATGGCTTACGTCCTGTTGGTGGTACTGATAAGATTGGTGACGTTAACCTTGAGACAGTATCTAAAGACATTCAGTCTATCTTTACTGACGTTGTATTTGATGTAGACTTAGATAAGCTAGACGCTGTAGTTATTAGACAGAAGACACAGTTTAGATACTTCCTTGGTGCTGCAGATGGTCAAGGTATTATCGGTGGCTTTAGGCAGACACCTAACGGCTTGCAGTTTGAGTATGGTCAGATGCTTGGTGTATTCACTACGTGTGCTACCTCTGGTTATATTGGTCAGAATGAGTTTGTTATACATGGCGATAGCAACGGTAAGGTACACCGCCAAGAGCAAGGCAATAGCTTTGATGGTGAGGACATCTTTAGTGTATTTCAGACACCCTTCTTTCACATGCAAGACCCAGAACAGCGTAAAGTATTCTATACTGTAGCTACTTACTTGCGTTCTGAGGGTGACAATGAGATCGTTATGTCTGCCTTGTACGACTACGAAGATGTAGATACACTAAGCCCAACTAACTTTACATTAACAACACAAGGTGCTGCAGCTTACTATAACGAAGCCTTGTATGACAGTACAGCAATCTTTGATGGCAACCCTGCACCAGTACAGCGTACTAACGTTTCAGGCTCAGGTAAGTCGGCATCACTTAAATACGTAACAAACGATACAAACGCATCACACAGCATTCAAGGCATAGTGATTACTTTCGGGGTGGGAGATAGACTCTAAATGGCGGGATATACCAGACAGTCCGTAGCTGACATTATCGCAAATGCGGTTATCAAAGCTGCACCAGTAAACGCAGAGTTTAACGCTATCCGTGATGCTTTCAACAACAGCACGGGTCACAAACACGATGGCACTTCTGCTGAAGGTACTTACGTACCACTCATTGCCGATCTTGATGGTAAGAACAAAGTAGTCGTAGATACTATTAATAACAGGGTAGGTATCTTCTCAGAGGTAGGTGGTGCAGCAGTAGAGCAAGTACGTATTCAAGACGGTGCTATTGTTCCTGTAACAGATGATGACGTTGACCTTGGTGCTACAGGTGCTGAGTTTAAAAACTTGTACATTGATGGCATTGGTTATATTGACACAGTAGCAGTACATGAAAATGCCACTATTGCAGGTACTCTTAACGTCACGGGTGCAACTTCTCTTTCTACTGTTGTGACTACAGGTCAGGCTGCTCTTGCTACAGTAAACATTGATGGTGGTGTTATTGACGCTACGACTATTGGTAATACCACTCCAGCCACAGGAGCCTTTACTACTGTATCAGCTACTGGTGGTTTTACAGGCGATGTAACGGGTAACGTATTAGGTAACCTTACAGGCAATGTGACGGGCAATGTAGCGGGTAATGTTACAGGTGATCTAAGTGGTAACGTAACTTCTACAGGTTCTTCTACCTTTAATAACGTTACCATTGACGGTACGTTGAATATGAATGCAGGCACTACTGCAACAATCACTAACCTGACAGACCCTACAAATGCACAAGACGCAGCTACTAAAGCTTACACAGACACAGCGGATGCACTCAAGCTCAACCTTGCTGGTGGTACTATGTCAGGTGATATTACTATGGGCGGTAACACAGTTACTGGCTTAGGTACACCTACTGCAGCTTCAGACGCCGCTACAAAGTCTTATGTAGATACGGGCATAGCTAACGTCATTGACTCTGCACCAGGTGCGCTTGATACACTAAATGAGCTTGCTGCTGCTCTTGGTGATGATGCTAGTTTCTCTACTACTATTACAAACAGTATTGCCACTAAGCTACCACTAGCAGGTGGTACAATGACTGGTAACATCACTATGGGGGCTAACCTTGTTACCTCCACTACAACGCCAGTTACTGCAGATACACTTACTCGTAAAGGTTATGTAGATACCCAAGATGCCTTAAAGTTAAACTTAACTGGCGGTACTATGTCGGGTGCCATTGCTATGGGTACATCTAAGATCACAGGACTGGGTGACCCTACTTCAGGTCAAGATGCAGCAACTAAAACTTATGTAGATACACAGGATGGTTTGCAGGTTACTAAGTCTGGCGATACTATGTCAGGTAACCTAGCAATGGGTTCCAACAAAGTAACGGGCTTGGCTGCACCTACAGATGCAAACGATGCTGTAACTAAGACATACGTAGATACTATTACTGGCTCACTTACCGATGCTGCTACCTCTGCAGCTAACGCCGCCACAAGTGAAGCTAACGCAGCGACAAGCGAGACTAATGCAGCTAACTCCGCTAGTGCCGCTTCAGGTTATGCAACTGCTGCTGCAAGTTCTTACGATGACTTTGATGACAGGTACTTAGGGCCAAAGTCTTCTGCTCCTGCCTTAGACAATGATGGCGATGCACTCGTGTTAGGTGCTTTATACTTCAATACTACTACAGATATTCTATATGTTTATGGTGGGTCAGGTTGGCAAGCTGCTGGTTCATCTGTTAATGGTACATCTGAGCGCAGTGTCTACACAGCCACTTCAGGTCAGACTACCTTTACTGCTACCTACGACACAGGTTTTGTTGATGTCTTCCTTAACGGTGTTAAACTAGCAAATACTACAGACTTTACAGCTACGAGTGGGACTTCTGTAGTACTGACTACAGGTGCTACTGCAGGTGATATTGTAGACATCGTAGCGTATGGTACATTCGCTGTAGCTGATACATACACTAAGGCACAGGCTGATGCACGATATGAGCCTATTGATGCAACTATCCTTAAAGATGCTGATATAGGTGTCACTGTTCAAACCTATGACGCTAACTTGCCTGCATGGCCTGCCGCAGTAGACGCTACAGAAGTAGGCTACTTGGACGGTGTTACTTCTGCTATCCAGACGCAGCTTGATGCTAAGATGACACCTACTTACACGGGTAACGTAGACATTACTGGTAGTCTGGATATTACTGGCGACACAGACATTACTGGTGAGCTTATAGCTGACAGCTACAATGAGACTTTCGTAACTCTCACTGCTGCTGCTACCGTAGATGTAGACTGTGAGACGGGCAACGTGTTTGCTCTTACGACAGATCAGAACACTACGTTCACCTTTAGCAATCCACCTGCAAGCGGCACAGCTTACGGCTTTATGCTTCGTCTTACTGCTGGTGGTACTCACACAATAACCTACCCAGCTTCTGTAGACTTTGCTGCTGCTACTGCCCCTGATGCACCTGCAAGTGGTGAGACTGATGTGCTTGTGTTCACGACAACAGACGGTGGCACAACTTGGTACGGTGCGCTTGCTATTGATGCGGCGGGGTAATCTTGTATGAGTAATATTTCACGCTTAATGAACTTAGCCGCTGCTGGTAACGCTGGTGGTGACAGCTACTGGATTAGCTTATTGGGAGGTACTGGTACTGAGATTGCGAATGGCGTAGTCACAGACTCTTCAGATAACATCATCGTTGTAGGCTATACCGATACGGCTGGTGCTGGAGGCATTGACGTTTTAATAGCTAAGTACGATTCTTCTGGTATCTTACAATGGGATAGGACTCTGGGAGGTACTGCAACTGAATTAGCCTATAGCGTAGCCACGGACTCTTCAGATAACATCATCGTTGCAGGTCAGACTGATTCAGACGGTGCTGGTAGCGCCGATGTTCTAATTGCTAAGTACAACTCTTCTGGCGTTTTACAGTGGGATAGGACTCTTGGGGGTACTTCCAGCGATTATGCGAATGGCGTAACCATAGACTCCTCTGATAACATTATTATTGCAGGGCGATGTAGTTCAGATGGTGCTGGAGGTGCAGACTTCCTAATCGCTAAGTACAACCCCTCGGGTGTTCTACAGTGGGATAAAACTCTGGGCGGTACTGGCACTGACATTGCGAATGACGTAGCCATAGACTCCTCAGACAACATCATTGTTGTAGGCCAATCTAATTCAGACGGCAATTTTTATGACGTTCTAGTCGCTAAGTACAACTCTTCTGGTGTTTTACAGTGGGATAGGGTTTATGGCATCAATGCTAGTCACAATGAAATAGGTTATGATGTAGCTGTGGACTCCTCCGATAACATTATCATTGTAGGCACTACTCCAGCGGCGGGTGCTGGTAGCAATGACGCCTTCATAGCTAAGTACAACTCTTCTGGTGTTTTACAGTGGGATAGGGTTCTTGGAGGTACTGGCTATGAAATAGGCTATGGCGTAGCCATAGACTCCTCCGATAACATTGTCATTGCAGGTAGGACTGATTCAGACGGTGCTGGTAGCAATGACTTCCTAATAGCTCAATACAACTCTTCTGGTGTCTTACAGTGGGATAGGACTCTTGGTAGTACTGGTCAAGAAGTGGGGGAGGATGTAGCCATAGACTCCTCAAATAACATCATTGTTGTAGGTCGAACAGATGCAGACGGTGCTGGAGGCAATGACATCCTAATAGCTAAACTCCCCAGTGATGGCTCCCTTGAAGGGACGTATGGAGTATTTACATACGCCGAAGCTGTGCTGACTGATGCTGCTGCTGGGTTGCCAGATGCCGCTGCTGGGCTAACTGATGCTGCCGCTGTTCTAACTGATGCTGCCGCTGTTCTAACTGATGCACCCGCTGGGCTGACTGAAGAGCTTATAGAAATGACGACATAAAAGGATTATACTAATGTCTATAGCACGTACACTAGCCGATACAGTAGCCGCAGCAGGTATACTTAATGATGGCGTTATTACTGCAGCAGAAGTAAGTGGTATTAATATTGTTACGACTTCTGCTACCGCTCCTGTCTCACCTAGTGCAGGTGATCTTTGGCTTAGTACTGAAGACGGAAGCTTGGCTATCTACTTAAACGATGGAGACACGTTGCAGTGGATTGTTGTGTCTGGCCCTCGTGGACCTGCGGGTGTAGACGGTACGGATGGCGCAGACGGCACTAGTATCTCAGCAGGTAAAACTATAGCATTAGCTATGATCTTCGGATAAAAGGGAATTAAGAAATGACAGCACCAAACATCGTTAACACAACTACTATTACAGCTAAGACAGACGTACAAATAGTAGGTACATCCGCTACAGCTATTACTACTAACTCTGCAGCTTCTGGTCAAGTATACAAGATTAACTCAATTATTGTAGCTAACGTAGACGGTACAAGCGCAGCAGATGTTACAGTAGACCTATTTAGAGGTTCTGTAGCCTACAGGTTAGCTTCTACTGTAAGTGTACCTGCAGACTCTACTTTAGTAGTACTTTCTAAAGACACGTCTGTATACCTAGAAGAGGGTGACTCTATTCGTTGTACAGCTTCTGCTGCAGGTGACTTAGAGGCGGTATGTTCTTATGAGGTTATCAGCTAAGGATAGCATAAATGTCTTATCGTAATTACAGCTTTTATGCTAGGCTAGTTAGAAGATGGCGTAGGAAGAATGGTGGTACTATGCGTAGTACTCTCCTTGAGCCTACTAGAAGCTACCTTGACACTGATGCAGATTCAACTTCCACTACTGGTGCTAAGAATAACTCTGGTATCTGGAAACTTGAAGAAGTACATGACGCTATCTCAAGCATCGTA